GCTCTCAGTGCGGGTGCGCATGCGTATATGTGTAGGCAGCCGAGCGTGTGATGCACGTGATGTGTAGGTCATGCCTATGGGTGGGTGTATATGTGCATCGGCACGTTCACACACGTCACTTGCTCACAGCGTACCCATGCTTGCATCATATGTGAAGGCAACTGATTGTATAACAGTTGTCATATCTTCGTAAGTGACTGTTATCATGGAATATTCCTCGTGTATGGTGTATGTGCCTATGCATAATGCTCTCACCATGCGTGTATATGTGCCTGTGGGCGCACGCAAACGACCCCAAGCTAGGGTGGGCAGGGGGCATACGGGGGGTGTACGTTAGTATGCATGTACAATTACACAGATCAGGAATATGAGAGTGTTAACCACTGTACAGATATGGTGTTATGTATACGTGTAGGATCACAGTATGTTACAATATATTACAATATTATCACGTTATGTTACCGATGTACGATTAGGGGTTGACATGGGGGGTATAGTGTGTAAAACTATGTATATAGTATATTCCGGGTAGGGTCACTATAAGTGATACACGTACAGTATACATGTACTATGAATATATACTTACTAATATATTAACATATAAGTGTATACGTACAGTGATATATGATAGCATAAAGTAACTACGTACATATAAATCGCCTTCTTAGGCGAGGACTTTGTATAATTAAGTATTGACAATGGCGAAGAAATCAGTAAAACTATATACAGACGATGTTCTTAAACAATTCTATAAGCATTTGCTTGATGGTAATTTAAAGAACTTACATATCCCTCACAGTGATGTATTCTATGTAAGAACTGCAGTGGAAGCCCACTATGGTCGTAAGTTTACTTTAGAACACGTAGAGTGGGCAATGAAAAAAGAAGGTTGGACAGATGGCAGTTCCTGAGCGAGTTAAGACTAAAATGAAAGAGGAAGGACTCAAGGGTGTAAACAAACCTAAGAGGACACCTAGTCACCCTAAGAAGTCTCACTGTGTGATGGCTAAAGAGGGGGACACGTATAAGTTTATTCGTTTTGGTCAACAGGGTGTCAGTGGTGCAGGTAAGAATCCTAAGACTGCTAAAGACAAAGCTCGTAAGAAGAGTTACTATGCTAGACATAATGCTCAAGGTAAACCGACTAGTAAGCTAAGTGCTAAGTACTGGTCACACAAAGTTAAATGGTAATAGGAAAAATATAATGGGACTTAATGTAGCTCGTAGATTAGGCGGTAAACTTGTAACCCAAGTACCGAAAGACAAGACTGCAGAAGCAGAGAAAGCTAGAAAACTTGCTGCTCAAAAACTTAAAGATCGTAAGCAAAGAGCAGAAGCAGCAGCAGCAGAAAATAAAGGTAGTATAAATAAAAATCAAACTGTATCTCAAGCTGATAAAGATTATGCAAACGCCAAAGCAAAAATAGAAGATATGAAAAACCGTATGGAAGCTATGGATAGTGGGCCTCGTAAAAAGGCATATAAGCTTGTTTATAAAAATGCCCTAGCAAAGTTTAAGAAAAAATATGCAGCTGAAAAATATTCTATGATACGTAAACAACAACAATCTGCTCGTGATAATAAAATGAAAGGGAACGTCACACTTCCTCAAGCACCTTTTGATTTATACAAGGGCGGTATGGCTAAGAAGAAGAAGAATAAGAAACCTTCGTATAATAAAGGTGGCTACGTAAACTGTGGTGCATCTAATCCGGGAACACAAGGAAAGTAAGTAATATGAAGATGGGTAAATTTAAAACGTGTAAGGGCTGTACTACACCAGCTAATTGTTCTGCCACAGGTAAGTGTCAAGACGCAGGTAAGTAATGGCTAATCTAAACAACGCTAAGTTTCACACACAAGGTTATCTTGTATCCGCTACTGCTGCAGATGCAAGTGCTACTGTGTTGTACACATGCCCTAATAACTTTAGTGCTATAGTACGATACCTACATTTGAGTAATAATAGTAACTCAACTAAAAAGGTATACGTACAATTCTATCACAAAGAAGATAATGCGTATCATTATATAGCTAATGGGTTAAGTATGGCAGGTAACTCTGTAGATAACTTAGTTAATGGTGGTTACTTTAACTTACACGCTGGTGATAAGCTAGTAGCATATGGTGAGACTACTAACACAATTAATGTAATGGTTTCACTAGAAGAATACTATGACCCTGCTAGGAATGCATAACGGGGTTGCATTATTATCTATAGTATGGTATAACTAACTATGGTATAACTATCTCTGTAAGGTAAACAAGCCTTACTAACATAACGGAGATAGTTAAAATGTTTAAAAGATTATTTAAAAGTATTGAACGAAGCAGACAAGCAAGTGCCGATGTATGGTTACTAAATAACATGTCTGACAGAGATTTAAGAGATATAGGTATTACTCGTGGCGAAATCGAAAACAAAGTCAAAAGTAAATGAGGCAGGAAATTATACTAAGCCTACTATGCGGAAGCGTTTGTTTGAGCGCATTAAGCGGGGAACTAAGGGGGGCAAGGCCGGGCAATGGTCTGCACGTAAAGCACAACTCCTCGCATCGGAATATAAAAAAGCAGGTGGGGGCTATAAGTGATGGCCCTTTCCAAATCTCAAAAGAGTTTAAATAAGTGGACTCGTCAAAAGTGGGGGACTAAAAGTGGAAAACCTTCGACTCAAGGTACTAAAGCTACTGGGGAACGTTACTTACCAGCTGCTGCGCTTAAAGCAATGTCTAGTTCGCAGTATGCAGCTACTACTGCAAAAAAGCGTAAAGATACTAAAGCTGGTAAACAGTTTTCTCAACAGCCTAAAGGCGCTGCTAAAACGTCTAAGAAATATAGGAAAGTCTAAGAATGACTAGCTTTGAAGATGCAGATGTTAATGGTAGTGGTTCTATAGATAAGTCCGAATGGGACGCTTTAGAATTAGAAGATCGTAAACGTAGACTCGATGATGAAGACGCTCAACGTGATGCTCAAAGACGCATGGCGTGGTTCTGTTTAGTTGGTATGCTTGCATATCCATTCCTAGTATTACTATGTAGTATTGTAGGTGCAGAGAAGGCGGCAGACATAATTGGTTCTATGGCATCTATATACTTCTTATCTGTAGCTGGTATAGTTGGTGTATTCTTCGGAGTAACTAACATGAGCAAGAAAGAAGTTAAAGGGAATAACGGATAATGTTAGGACTAAACTTAATAGGTCAAGTTGCTAATCTTGCTGGTACTATGATTGAAGGCAAGACTGCTGTTAAGAAAGCAGAAGCTGAAACTAAGATGAAGATAGCCACAGGTGAAATAGACTGGGATATAGCCGCTATGAAGGCTACAGAGAATAGTTGGAAAGATGAATGGATTACTTTATTGTTTTCCATTCCTTTGATTTTAGCCTTCTGTGGTGAGTGGGGCAATCAGATTGTACAGGCAGGTTTTACTGCATTAGAGGTTATGCCCGATTGGTATCAGTACTCATTGGGTGGAATCGTGAGTGCCAGCATTGGTATGCGTGGCGTAAGTAAATACTTCGGCGGGAAAAAATAATGAAGAGTAACTTTAACGAATGTTTAGAAATGCTATTGGAACATGAAGGTGGTTACGTAAATCATCCTAGTGATCCCGGTGGCATGACTAATCTTGGTGTAACCAAACGTGTATATGATGAATGGATTGGTCGTGAGTCTACTGAAGAAGAGATGCGTGATCTAACACCAGATGATGTTGGCCCTATCTACAAGAAGAACTATTGGGATAGAGTCAAAGGTGATCAACTTCCATCGGGAGTAGATTGGTGTGCATTTGATTGGGCTGTTAATAGTGGTAGTGGTAGACCTGCTAAAGCTATACAACGTGCAGTAGGTGCTACAGCAGATGGTGCTATTGGTCCTAATACACTACAACTTGTTATGGAGAAAGACCCTAAGTATATTATTGATTATGTATATACAGTAAGACAAGGGTTCTATGAAGGATTAGATACGTACAAAACATTTGGACGTGGTTGGTCTAGGCGTAACAAAGAAACGCTTGAACAAGCATTACACATGGTGGAATAATAATATGGCACGTGAGCTAACAGATAGACAGAAGAAGTTCTTAGCAGTCCTTATGGACGAAGCTGGTGGAGACATTACCAGTGCTAAGATCATTGCAGGTTATTCAGCTAATACTTCTAACACAGAAATAACGAATAGCCTCAAAGAAGAAATCATTGACGTTACTCACAGCTACTTAGCACGTAATGTACCTAAAGCGGCTATGGCTATGGTAGGTGCGCTATATGATCCTACTGAATTAGGTATACGTGATAAGATGACTGCCGCTAAAGAGCTACTAGATCGTACTGGATTAGTTAAGACTGAGAAGGTACAAGTAGAAGCTAAGGGTGGTGTCATGTTGATGCCAGCTAAAAAAGCACAGGATGAAGATGACTAAACCATTAGGTAAATGGAAATTACCACAACCGACAGACCTTAAAGAAAATAGTAGATGGGTAGCAATCCCACGTGTAGCAAGAACAATTCCCTTTGGTTATGAATTAGACCCAAAAGATAAAGGAATACTCTTGCCAATCAGTGCAGAACTTGATATGCTTGAGCAAGCACAGAAATACTTAAAACAGTATTCGTATCGAGAAGTTGCTAACTGGTTGACTAGAAATACTGGTAGAACTATTTCTCATGTAGGTTTAAAGAAACGGTTAGATAATGAGCGACAAAGAAAAAACAAAGCTGGAAGCCTTCGCAGATGGGCAGACTATGCGAAAAAGGCAATCGCCAAAGCGGAAGAAATCGAGCGCACAAGACTCGGTGCAAAAGAAAAAGAAGACACAGAAGAAACCAGAGCCGCCTAAAGTTGTAGTTGATCATGATTTAGCTAAAGTTGAAGAACAGCATAATGTAATATTTAAACCTAATGCTGGTCCACAGACGGACTTCCTTGCCGCAGGTGAACGTGAAGTACTATATGGTGGCAGTGCTGGTGGTGGCAAATCATATGCTATGTTAGCTGATCCACTACGTTTCATGGGACACCCATCATTCTCAGGGTTGCTACTAAGACATACTACAGAAGAACTAAGAGAACTTATATTTAAGTCTCAAGAAATGTATCCTAAAATATGGCCGGGTATTAAGTGGTCAGAACGTAAGATGCAATGGACAGCACCATCAGGTGCAAGACTGTGGATGTCATACCTAGATAAAGAGGATGATGTATTAAGATACCAAGGTTTAGCATTTAGTTGGATAGGCTTTGACGAACTTACACAGTGGCCTACACCCTTTGCTTGGAACTACATGCGCTCACGTTTACGTTCTACTGCACATGACCTTCCTGTATATATGAGGGCTACGACTAACCCCGGTGGTAGAGGTCATCATTGGGTTAAGAAGATGTTCATTGACCCTGCGGCACATAATAAATCATTTGATGCTACAGACATTGAAACAACAGAAGTATTAAGATACCCTGCAGGTCACGAGAAAGCTGGTAAAGCTTTATTTAAACGTAAGTTTATACCTGCACGATTAGCAGATAATCCGTACTTAGCTGAACAAGGTGATTATGAAGCAATGCTTCTATCCTTACCAGAACAGCAAAGAAGACAATTACTAGATGGTGATTGGGATATTAAAGAAGGTGCAGCCTTCACAGAGTTTGATAGAAACATACACGTAGTTAAGCCATTCGATATACCAAGTAACTGGGTTAAGTTTAGAGCATGTGATTATGGATATGGTAGTAAATCTGGTGTAGTATGGTTTGCGGTATCACCTAGTGAACAACTAATAGTGTATCGTGAGTTATACGTAAGTAAAGTATTAGCGGCAGATTTAGCTGATCAAGTACTTGACTTAGAAGCTGGAGATGGTAATATTAAGTATGGAGTACTTGATAGCTCACTATGGCACAAGCGTGGTGATACAGGACCTTCCCTAGCAGAACAGATGGTTCAAAGAGGTTGCAGATGGCGACCATCGGATAGATCAAAAGGTTCACGTGTAGCAGGTAAGAATGAGATACATAGAAGGTTACAGGTAGATGAATATACCGAAGAGCCACGACTAGTATTCTTTGATACATGTACTAACATGGTAGCTCAATTACCTGCGTTACCCATAGACAAAAGAAACCCAGAAGATATAGATACTACCTCAGAAGATCACTTGTACGATGCATTACGTTATGGTATCATGTCAAGACCACGATTTAGCATATTTGATTATGATCCAAATGGGCGACCATCAGGTGGTATGAATGTAGCAGATTCCACGTTTGGATATTAAGGACAAATAAATGGCAGAAGAAAACGAAGGCTTTATCGAAGATGATGCAATTATCCTAGAGGATACTGATGACTCTACGGTTGATGATGCAGATACAGCAAAGATAATTCCATTTATTATGGAGAAGTACAATCGTGCTGACGACTACAGACAACAAGATGAACAACGTTGGTTACAAGCATATCGTAACTATCGTGGTTTATATAGTCCTGATGTACAGTTTACTGAGGCTGAGAAGTCAAGAGTATTTATTAAAGTAACTAAAACTAAGACACTTGCTGCCTATGGTCAGATAGTAGATGTACTATTTGCTGGGCAGAAGTTTCCGTTAACAGTTGATCCTACTGAACTACCAGAAGGTGTAGTATCAGATGTACACTTCGATCCTAAAGAACCTGAGCAGTTACGTGAGTCAGAACTAAATGAAGAAGTGAACCCATATGGTTTTGCTGGAGATGGTAAAGACTTACCTGCAGGTGCTACTGCTAAAACATTACTGGATAGTATCGGGCCACTTAAAGATAAACTAAGTGAGATTGATAACGTCCGTGAGGGTGTAGGTAAAACTCCTACATCTATTACATTTAGCCCTGCTATGATAGCGGCTAAGATGATGCAGAAGAAGATACACGATCAGTTAGAAGAGTCTAGTGCTAGTAAACATTTACGTAGTACAGCATTCGAGATGGCATTGTTTGGTACTGGCGTAATGAAAGGACCATTCGCAGTAGATAAAGAATACCCTAACTGGGATGAAGATGGTGAGTATTCACCTGTAATGAAAACAATCCCACAAGTATCTCATGTGTCTGTATGGAACTTCTACCCTGATCCTGATGCTACTAACATGGATGAAGCACAGTTTGTTATTGAGCGTCACAAGATGTCAAGAACACAATTACGTGCGCTTAAACGTAGACCACACTTCCGTTCATCTGTAATTGATGAAGCTATCTCACTAGGTGAAAACTATAGTAAAGAGCATTGGGAAGATGATTTGTCTGATTATGCACCAGAGCATGGTATTGAACGCTTTGAAGTACTAGAGTATTGGGGTATGGTAGATGTCGAAATGCTGATAGAACAAGGTGTAGACATTCCAGATGAATTAACTAATGTAGATGAGTTACAAGCTAATGTATGGATTTGTAATGGTAAACTATTACGTATGGTTATGAATCCATTTAAACCTGCACGTATCCCTTACATGGCTGTACCATATGAACTAAATCCTTACAGCTTCTTTGGTGTAGGTATTGCTGAGAACATGGATGATACACAAACATTAATGAATGGTTTCATGCGTATGGCAGTAGATAATGCTGTA